AATGTTTAGAATGGGTGGATCAGCTAACGAAGGCATAACGTCTGGTTTAGATAAACCTAAAAGAGGTTTAGTAGATGAGCCGGGTAAATACTCACAAACATTAGAAGACCAATTTGGGTTGTCTGAAATAGATAAATTAGTTCAATCGCGTAGACCAAAGGAAACATATAAAGACAGAGACGACTTTTTAATTAATTTAGGATTAGATTTAGTATCAAGACCACCGTCTGGTAATATTATATCTACAATTGGACAGTCAGCACAAGGGCCTTTTAAACAATTTCAAGCGGGTCAAGCACAAAAAAGAAAAACACAAACAGAAAGCGAATCTGATTTATTTAATACATTAGTAGGAGCAAGAGCAAAAGTTATGGGATCTGAAGGTGGAAGTAAAATGTTTTCTATGCGAGATAAAGCTAATGATATTGAATCAACAATGTCTACAATTTTTGAATTAGAAAAAAAACAAGCACAAGGAGAAGACGTAACAGAAGAGTTAGCTAAAAAAAGAGCTAGATTACAACTAATAACTAAAGAAGATCCTATTGGTAAAGCTCTGTTGCAACAAACTGAATTTGTTGAAAAACTTTTAAAAGCAATTCAAAAAGAATTAATAGCAGAAACGATAGACGATCCAAATAATCCAGGGAGCAAAATACCTAAATATGTAGGCGGTAAATCAAATCTTAAATTATTGGCAGAAGCAAGAAAAAGATTTGATTTATTTTTTCAAATACAACCACAACAACCTGTTACAAAAGCAGAGGGTGGTCGAATAGGTTATCAAGAAGGTATGTCCGTGATGCCAGCAGCAGGCGACATGCAACAAGAGACTATGCCAGAAGAAATACAACAAGACCTGACGTTTGAAGAATTAAGAAACAGGCTTCCACAAGAAATTGGTGACGACATTATNAATTTAATTTTAACTAGTGCNGAAGCTATGGAAGANTTTGCAACAATACAAACAGAACAAGACATATCTATCTTNAATAAAAAGTATGGTGTAAACTTAGTATTGCCATCGGAGGGATAACATGGCCTCAAAAGATTTAACTTATCTAAGTAATGAAGGACCTTTTGAAGTCTATGATAAAGGACAATTAAAAAAACCTATCGACAGTTTAGAAGAGTACAAAAAATCTGTACTTAAAGCCATAGAAGGCTACGACAAGAAACAAAAAAAACCTGTACGTTTTAATTTTTTTAGCGACAACGAGGGTTTGTTTAGACTCTCTCAAACATTAGATCCTTTTTTTGCAGCTAGAGATACAGCACGACAACTTTCGGGACAAGAAAGCATCTACAATAGTNTAGATAAAAAAATTAATGAAAGAGATTACATAGATGGATTTGCAGATATATCTAAAGGTATAGAAACAGGNAAACATGCACTAGGNACTAGTATTGGTGAACTTTTGTTTATGGGTACAGATTTTTTAGCTGATACAAATTTTAATTCTAAGTTTCAAAAAATAATGAAAGATTACGAACCAGAAAAACCAGAAACTTGGAGAGGTGACATTGCAAAATTAATGACACAGTTTGGTGTGCCAGGAGGATTATTTACTAAAATTTTAACTAGAGCAACTAAGGTAGCACCTATTGCAAGAGCAATGACTAAAATGGGTACAAGCAAAGCTTCTAAAATTGCACAACGTGCAATAGGAGGAGCAACTGTTGTTGGTGTTACAGACTTTGTTGCATCACCAGATCAAAGAGAAGAAGGAACTTTTTTAGAAACTTTCAAACCAACAGATACATCCAAATTATCTGGTAGAAAAAAAGCAGTAGCAATGTTTAAAAATAGAATTAAGTATGGTTCAGAGGGCGCACTTGTAGGCGGTTTGTTTCCTATAGCTGGAAAAGGACTACAACAAGGATATAAGTATTTTGTAAAACCTGTTACTAAACCAACACTAGAATATGCGTTTAGAGGTATTGGAAAAGGTTTTCAAGGAGCAGGGTGGTTACTTTCTAAAAACCCTTTACTCCATTCTGAGATTAGTTCAAAACTTGCTGGTTATTCTAAAAACCAAATTAAAAAACTTATATCGCCATTAACAAGAAGATTTGTTGGCAAAGGGTTACCACCCAGAGATCAATGGAGATTGTTTCAAACAACAAGTCCAAGAAGAATGGAAAGAAATTTAGCTAGAATGGATACTATCATGTCTTGGTTCAGATCTTATGGAAAAATGCCTAAAGACATTGAGGGAGTTTCTGAAGCTGTTCAATTATTTATAACAAAGAGAGCTAGAAAATTTGATAAACTATTAGAAGGTGTAGAAAACCGTGCATATACTTTAGCTAAAAAATTTGAAGGTAGAAACAAAACAAATCAAACATCTGAAATGTTAGAGAAACAATTTTTAGACGAAGTTGTAGATTATTTAAGAGGAACTATAAAACTTAATGGTTTAGAAAAAGATTTTAGACCTTTAGCATTTGAATTAAAACAAGATATTAATAAAACATTAACAGAGTTTGGAAAAAATTTACCTAAAGGATCTAAAAATGAAGCAATACAAGATTTAAAAAATTCTTTATCTGGCAGAGTGGATAACTATATTTTAAAATCTTTTGCAACATTTACTAATCCAAACTACACACCAGATGATTTAGTTAGAAAAAATGCTAAAAGTTTTATTTTAAAAAATGTGGTGTCAAAAAACAGAGATTTAAGAGAGATAGCTAAAGAAACATATGGTGGTAAAGATTTTTTAGAAAAATACTCTGACGATTTAGTTAATAATATTATTGCAAAAGGTAGAACAGCAAACGTTCATCCTATTAAAATATTACAAAATATTGGTTCAAGAGAATTAAGAATGGATCAATTTAAGTTTTTAAAAACAGGGGAAGAATTACCTGATGTTATTAAAAAATTATTAGGAGAAGAAAAAGATTTAAGGGCACAAGTTATGTTTACAGTTAGTGATGCTTATGCATCAACAGCGACTAAACAAGGATTTGATATTATGGCTAAAGTTGGAAGAAACAATGGTTGGTTATTTGATAATATAGATGCAGCTAAAACAAAATTTGTTAACCCTGTTAGAATTGGTAAGATAGATAGATTAAATTCTATGTCTAGTGATATAGAAAAAATGTACACGTCACCAGAGTTAGCTAACATTTTTCAAAAAACAGGAACTCCATTAGATGTGTTAACAAAAATTCCTGTTATAAGACAAATGTTACAAGCTAAGGCAACTGTGCAAGGCATGAAAACTTTATACTCACCACAAACACAAGTAAGAAATGTTACCTCTGCTTCTTTCTTTTCATTATGGAATGGACACGTAGGTAAAGGAGCTAATGCTTTAGACTCAATGCGATCAGTCTTTAAAGATATATTTAAAGCAGGTAAAGGAGATCCTATTGATGAAGTTGAGTTTTCTAAATACGTAGAAAAACTTGTAGGCCTTGGAGTTTACGATGAAAACATCGTTGCTGCAGAACTTAGAGCCGTTGTTAATAAATTAAAAGACGGAAAAATAAAAAACGAAAATGAATTGTTTGATTTTTTTGCTAACAGTAAAATTACAGAAAGAGTTGCAAGATTATATGCAGGGGGAGATAATTTATGGAAGGGATATGGATTTGAATTTTTTAAATCTGATTTATCTGTAGCATTAAAAAGTGTAGCAGATGTAGAAGATTATTTAAAATTACACAGGCAACCTTTTGAGAGAAAAAATATATTTACGGGAGCAACTAAAAGTTTAGATGAAGCTTTAGATGAAGCATCAGCTTTTATGTTAAGAAACACTTACCCAACATATAGTAAAGTTCCACCAGTAATACAAGGATTAAGAAATATACCAATTATAGGTAACTTTGTTTCGTTTCCTTCAGAGATGTTAAGAACAGGAGCAACTTCAATTCGTATGTCATTAAAAAATATTGCATCTAACAACCCACATTTAAGAGAGATGGGTTATAAAAATTTAATAGGTGGTTATCTTGCAGTTAAAGGAATAGGAAAAGCTGCAGGAGCAACAGCTAATTTTTTAACTGGTGCAACAGAAGAACAATGGGATGCTTATGGTAGATCAGGAGCTGCACCTTGGGATCAAAACTCTAATTTAGTTGGAATTGAACCGTGGAAAAATGGTGAGTCCGCTGCAATTAATTTTTCTTATTTTAGTCCTTACGATGTTTTAGAAAGACCTATTCAAGCAGCTTTAACTATGGCTAACAAACAAAACATAGCAGAAGAAGATATGGATGATTATATTATGAATTTAATGTTCAAAGAAGATGGACCAATGATGGAATTACTACAACCTTTTCTTTCACCTGCAATTTATTATGAAAGAATACAAGATGTTAACAGTGGTAACTTTTTAACAGCAGGTCGTGGTGGTAGAACGGCAGAGGGTAATTACATCTATTCTCCAACAGATACTTTAGAAGATAAATTTAATAAATCTTTAGTCCATATTATAAAAGGTGCAGAACCTGGTATTTTATCAACAGGTAATAAGATTAAAGATGCTATACAAGGAGATGTAACAGGTAAAGGTAAATTGGCAAAACTTGGTGATGAGTTATTGGCATTATTTACAGGAACAAGAATTATTAGAATTGATGTTAAAGAAGATTTAAAATTTTTAGCTGCAGATGCAAATAGATTATTAAGAGCAGCGGATGAAACAGAAAAATTTTACAAATCAAGAGATTATATAAACAGACCACCTTCTATATTAAAAGCTGAATTTGAAAAAATGCAAGATGAAGCTTTTAGAATACAAAGAAATCTTTATATGAAAATAAAAGATTTTCAAATGTTAGATCTTGACGAAGATACGATAGCAGACATTTTAAAAGATGCTAACGTTAGTAAAAAAATAGTTAATAATTTAATAGATGGTGTTTTTACTCCAATAAATTATTCAAAACCTAGATTTGAGAGAAAAGTTAAGACTATAGAAAAAGTTGCAGAACAAAAAACTAAAAATAGTAAAAATTATAATTACTTTTTAAATGAAGATTTTGTTTTTCCACAAGACGAATTAGATGATGTAATAGATGCTTATGAAGATAAGGAATTGTTTCCTGATGGTTATGAACCAGCACAAGCAAATGCTATGAGAGATGCAAAAGGTAATATGATATACGATGAACGAGGAAATATTAAAAGTGAACCAACTTTTTTAGATAAAGTTGTACCTAAAATTAAAAACTTAGTAGTGCCAGGAAGTCCATTTAGTAAAGCACCAACACCACAACTACAAACACCTAACGTAGATACAACAAAAGTTGCATCGAATACAAATATATCACCAACGGGATTGACAGCTAGTGAAAGTGCTTATTTAACTAACGAAGAAAAAACTATGAAACTTAAAAGCAGAGGTAAAGTATAATGGCTAAAGATAATGCTCTTCAAAAAATAGAATCACATGAAAAACTTTGCAGAATTATGCAAAAGCAAACTCATGACAAAATGCACCAATTAGAAAATCAAATCACTAGAGTAGAAAGAATATTACTAGTGTCTATGGGTGCTGTTATGAGTGGCATGGCCGGTGTTATATTAGTGTTAATTGAAAAATTGTAGCCGCCATACGTTAGTCCTACTTTTTCTAGGATTATATCCAATCTTTTAATTCTTCATTCATTACTTGTGATGCAATATTTACCTTTTTACGAAGAGCTTTAACAATTTTTTCATCCACAGTGTTTTCAGCAATAATGTCTATATATGTCATAGGGCTTTCTTGACCAATTCTATCTATTCTAGCTTCAGATTGCATTCTTTTTTCTAAATCATAACCATTAGAATAATATATCATTGTTGATGCACCCGTTAATGTAATACCATAACCACCTGTTTGCGGTGTACCAACTAAAAATTTTACAGGACTTTCAGGATCTTGCATTTGTTTTATTGCTTTTTGTCTGTCTTCTGTAGAAGTATCTCCATAATAAGTTACAACAGATTTATCCCCATACTCTTTTTTAAGATGTTTTACTATTGTTGCTATATCGTTCCTCCAATGTGCCCATATTACAACCTTACCTTGTACTTCGTCTACAACATCTACAAGTTCTGTTATACGATTATTTTTAATTTGTTGAATAGACCCATCGTCAGAAACAAAATGACCACATGTAATTTGTTGCATTCTCATAAGCTGCACTATTGCACTAGCTGTGGTAACTAATTTTCCATTCATTTCAGCAAGAGCTAGTTTTTTCATCTGTTTATAAATTTTATCTTGTTCTGGTGTAAGTTGTATAATTCTTTTCATAAAAGTTTTAGGTGGTAAATCTAAACAATCATCTTTTAATACACGGTAAGAAAAATTAGTTAATCTATTAGATAATTCAGGTAAATTTTTATAGTTTTTTATTATTTGCACAGAACGACCACCAAAATTTGCAGTTTTCATTTCTGCATATCTATTACGAAAAGCATAGTATGATGTAAAATCAAGCAAAAATGGATCTAAAAAATAACACTGAGTAAATAAATCAAGCGGTGATTTTGTAACGGGAGAACCTGTTAAAATTCTTCTATATTTACTATGAAGAGACAATCGTAATATATTTTTAGTTCTTTTAGCTGATGGATTTTTAATAGAAGTTGATTCATCAATTGCTATCAATGTTTTGTGACAACTTAAAAATTTTAAGGCAAAATCAAGACCTTTTTTAGTCGAAAATGCTTCAACATTCATAATTAAAATATGTAAATGCATTTCTGGTTTGAACAAAACTTTTAATTTTTCTTCTTGTGTTTTATTAATGTTAGCTTGCCACAATACAGACCTTTTTTGAACATGATTAGTTAAATGTGTTGGTATTTCAGAATCTTGCCAATTTTTATATACACCCTTAGGAGCAATAATTAAGGCACCGTTAATTTTACCATAATCATAGAGCATAGATATATTGTCTATTAACACTTTTGATTTACCAGTACCCATTTCCATAAAATAGGCATATGCTTTTTTATCCCAAGACTTTTCTAATGCTTTTATTTGATGAGCATAGGGTTTAGTTTTAAACTTATAATTCATAGTTTTATTTCTTCTTTCTGTTTGACAATGTATCATAAATAATCTACAAGTCAAATACGAAAGTTATGACGGAATACAAAGAAATAAAAAAAGATCAAGAACCAACAGTTTACCTATTACAGGAAATACCAGGAACAAGTATTGGTAGACCTAAGTTTAATATTATGGGTGCTTTGAAATATGGTAAAATCAAAGTGTTACTAAAAGAACACGCACAAATTGTATTAAGTGCAGGTCCTGTCCATAGGGAATTAGTAAAAAAGTTAAAAGATGTTAAATCACACGATTACATTATTTTAACTGGAGATCCGTCTATAATTTATGAAACTGGTAAAATTTTACACGATAGAAAGATAACACAGTTAAAATGGGATAGACAAGAAAAAGTTTATTATCCTGTTCCAAACTTTAACCCCAATGAAAGAGAAGAAACCTATGAATGATGAAAATAATATACAAAAAATGTTTATTGAGGACGCACCTCAAGACGTAAATAATTTAAACGGTGTAGAAAATTTATCCGATTTAGTTATTAAATTACAAAAATTAGAAGACGAAATAAAAGAAGATGAAGAACGTATTAAATTAAAAAAACAAAACGCAGACCAAATATCAAACATAGCTATACCTGAAATAATGGATTCATTAAAAATGAAAACTATGAAACTAACTGACGGATCTGCAATAGAAGTAAAAGAAATTTATAGCGCAACTATACCTATTGATAAGAAGGAAGGCGCATACAACTGGCTTCGAGAACATGACTTAGGTGATCTTATTAAAAATGAGATTACTGTTTCCTTTGGTCGTGGCGAAGATAACAAGGCGAGCGAATACGCAGACCTTGCAAAAGGGAATGGGTTCGAACCAACTCAAAAGTTGAAAGTCGAACCTATGACCCTCAAAGCATTGTTTAGAGAACGTTCTGAAAATAATCAAGAACTGCCATCTGAACATTTTAACCTGTTTAAGGGAAACAAAACAAAAATAACAAGGAGCAAATAACATGAGTGAAGAAACAAGAAACGTCGCAAACAAACAAGGTGGTGCATTAGCAACTTTGGACTTTGTTGCTGACTCAGGAATGGGTCTTGAAAACATTGACAAAGGAGATCTTGCTTTACCTTTTCTGAAATTACTGCAAAGTGGTTCAGACGAACAAAAAAAGAAACATGCCAAATATGTAGAAGGAGCAGAAGCTGGTATGTTTTATAATACAGTTACAAAAAAATTGTATAATGGAGAGAAGGGAATAGAAGTTATTCCTGTGTTCTACAAAATGACTTACCCTGAATGGGCACCTTTTGAAAGAAGCGAAGGTAGACCAATCAGTAATGATAGGGGTCCAGAAGTTATGGCAGAAACAACTCAAAACAAAAATAACAATAAGGATGTGTTGAAAAATGGTAACGAGATTATCAAGACAGCAAATCATTTTGTTATTATAAATGGAGACAGACCTGAGAAAGCTTTGATGACTATGAAATCTACTCAGTTAAAAGTTAGCAGAGGATGGAATTCACAAATTGAAGATCAATTTGAGACAGACCCTAAAACTGGCAAGTCTGTACCGGCACCTATGTTTTCAAGAGTATATAAATTAAGATCTGTTGAGAACGCAGGAAGCAATTTTAATTGGCATGGTTATAACATAGACATGTTAAAAAAAGTTGACAATGCTAGTCTATACCAAATGGCCCGTGATTTTCACAATTCTCTTAAAAACTCGCAGCAAAAATCTGCCACAGTTTCAGAGGAAAATAAATCAAATTACTAGTTTCTCGTAAGAGAAATATGGGCGGTTATAGGGAGACTGAAGCCGCCCGTAATAAGGGATCATTATGGTTAACGAATTTATTAAACTATTTACTGGATATGAAGGCGATTTTGGTATTGCTGACATGTCTAAAACTTCTCTAGACTCAGACAAAAATAAAATAAAACCTAATTACGAATGGGCGGGTAGACCTGTGTCTTCTATTGATTATAAAAATCATTTAGAAGGAAAAATTTCTATTGGTATTCAACCATGTAGATTAAATAAAACAGTGCAATTTGGTTGTATAGATATTGATCCACCTGATTATGGTCAATTTAAAGTAGAAGAATTCTTAGCATTATTCCAACAATATAAATTACCTTTAATACCAATTCTATCTAAAAGTGGAGGTCTACATTGTTATTTATTTTTGAAAGAACCAATACCCACTATAGATTTAATTGAAGCATTTAAATCTTTTTTACTACCTTTAGGTCTTCCTTCTAATACAGAAGTTTTTCCAAAACAAAAAGAATTAAAAGAAGACGACAAAGGAGATATTAAACCAGGTAACTTTATTAATTTACCTTATTACAATAACGAAGATTCTACTAGATATGCTGTAGATAAGAATAATTCTAAACTATCATTAGATCAGTTTATACAATATGCAAACGAATCAAAAATAGACAAAGAAAGATTAAGTGAATTAGTTTCTAGCACTTACAAAGATATATTATTAGGTACAAACGAAGAATTTAAAGATGGTCCACCTTGTTTATCTTTATGTTCTAAAAAAAAATTAAGTGATGGTAGAGATCGATTTATGTATAATTACATGGTATTTGCAAAAAAAAAATACAAAGACAAATGGCCTGATCAAGTTGCAAAAGCAAACTACAATTATTTAGAAGACCCTTGGGATAAATCAAAATTAGATAGCAAGATAGCTGCGTGGAAAAAAGATACAGCAGGTCATACTTGTTACGAGGAACCCATACAATCTAAATGTATGCGTACACTTTGTTACTCTAAACCTTTTGGAATTAAATCAGATGGCGTAACTACGTTTCCAGATATAAATGATTTTGCAATCATAAAATATGCAGATCCTGAGTATAGATTTAATATTGTGATGCCCAATGATGATAATGTCGAAGTTACAATACCTAATACTAAACTTATGACTAATCAAAAAGATGTTCTAAACTTTATATGGGAACAAACAGGAATATATTTTGAACCATTAAAACCAAAAGACTGGAGATCTAAATTAACTTTATTAAGAAATAATTGCCAAGAAATTACACCACCTGCCGGAACACAAATAGCAGATAGATTAAAAGAAGAATTATATCAATATTGTGTTAATGGACCACAAGCAATGAAAAGAAGTCAAATTAATAGTGGTGCATGTCTTACGGAAGAGGCATACCATTATTTTAGATTTGAATCTTTTATCGAGCATCTAGGAACTAATTGGAAAATACCAGAAGAAAGAATAGCACAAAAATTAAAAGAAAAATGTAATGTAGAATTTGGACATTCATTAAATATTGACAGTAAAACATTAAAAGTTTGTAGAGTAGAACAATTGCATTATAAAAAAATAGAACATAAATTAACAGACAGGCAAAAATCTAATTATTAATGAGATACAAAGTTATAGGACCTCCAGGAACTGGTAAAACATATACTCTTTTAAATGAAGTAGCTAACTATGTTAACAAAGGTATAACCTTAGATAAAATAGGCTATTTTTCTTTTACACGTAAAGCTGCAAACGAAGCTAGAGATAGATTTTTAGAAATTAATCCTACTCTAACTAAAAAAGATATTAAATATTTTCAAACTTTACATTCATTGGCGTTTACTAGACTTGGGTTAAAAGAAGAAAACGTGATGCAAGAAGGTAATTATAAAAAAATAGGCGAAACATGTGGTGTTCAAATAAAATATGCAGCGTATGAAAAAAACGAATGGAATGGAATTTTTACTTCAGACAGTGAATATTTAAGTTTAATTAGTTTAGCAAGAGTAAAACAAATTGGTGTAATGGATCAATATAATTTAAATGAACATATTGGTAAAATTCAAAAAAATAAATTAGAGGCAATAGAAAAAGAAATAAATAATTATAAAAATGTATATGGATTAATTGATTACACCGATATGTTGGACAAATGGTTAGAACCAAAAGGAACAGCACCACAATTTGAGGTTATATTTGTAGATGAAGCTCAAGACCTATCTTTAATACAATGGTCTATGATAAAAAAATTAGAAGAAAATTATTGTAATGACGTGTGGATTGCTGGAGACGATGATCAAGCTATTTTTGGTTGGGCGGGAGCTGATGTTAATTCATTTATAAATTGGAAAGCAAAACAAATACCTTTAACAGAATCAAAAAGAGTTCCAAAACTTATACAACAAAAAGCATTAGATATTATAGAAAGAGTTAACACAAGATTAGATAAACAATACTTACCTAGACCTAAAATTGGTCATATAATACAACTGTTTAAGCTTTCTGACGTAGACATGTCAAAAGGCCAGTGGTTAATTTTAACAAGAACTAAATCATTACTAAAACCTGTATCTTCTTTTTTAAAAAGAAAAGGTTATTTTTTTGAAAGCAGCCAAGGCAATAGTATTGGTAAAACATTATACGAAGACGTTAATAATTTTAAAAAAATACAAGAAGGTGAAAAATTACCAGAAATATTAGAGCAAAGAGTTAGAGAAAGATTAGATGATAAAAAACCAGATTTTAATAAACCTTGGTATGAAGCTTTTGTTAAAGTTCCGTTTCATCAAATTAATTATTTAAAATCTATGCTTATTAACGAAGAGAATCTTTTAAAAAATCCTAGAATTAAAATATCTACAATACATGGAGCAAAAGGTGGAGAGTCTACTAATGTAGTTTTATATTTAAATCAAACTCAAAATACATTGAAAGGGACTAAAAAATCAAATGACAAATATGATGAAGAACAAAGAGTTTGGTATGTAGGTGTTACAAGGACAATGGAAAATTTATATTTAGTAAAATGTAAAAATAAAAAGAAGGAGTATAAAATATGAGTGTATATAAAAAACAGGTTGGCGGAAATCACTACCGAAATATGGTCGTGCAGCCCAGTGAGTTTGTAAACAAGAACAGGTTGCTTTTCGCAGAAGCATCGGCTATAAAATACATATGCAGACATGCAGCGAAAGGGAAAGAACAAGATATTCACAAAGCAATTCACTACTTAGAAATGATAATAGAGAGAGATTATAAATGATATTTAAAGCACAAACAGAGTGGGTTAAACCTACAGAGTTTCCAGATTTACGTCATGCTAATGAAATTGCAATTGACTTAGAAACACATGATCCAGAATTAAAAAAATTAGGAACAGGATCAATTGTTGGTAGAGGTAAAGTTGTAGGTATAGCAGTAGCCACAGATGGTTACTCAGGTTATTTTCCATTTGATCATGAAGGTGGTGGTAACTTAGATAAAGATTTAGTTATGAAATGGTTTAAAGATGTTTGTGAATCAACAGCTGATAAAATATTTCACAATGCAATGTATGATGTTTGTTGGATAAGAGCTATGGGTTTTAAAGTTAATGGTAGAATTTATGATACCATGATTGCAGCGTCATTGGTTAATGAAAATAGATATAGATTTGATTTAAATAGTTTAGGTTGGGATTATGTTGGCCAGGGTAAAAATGAAACAGAATTAAACAACGCAGCAAAAGAATGGGGGGTGGATCCTAAAGCAGATATGTGGAAATTACCCGCATTATACGTAGGTAATTACGCAGAACGAGATGCTGAACTTACATTAGCTCTGTGGAAAGTTATGCAAAGAGAAATAAATAGTCAAGATTTAAGATCTATATTTAATTTAGAAACAGATTTGTTTCCATGTTTAGTTGATATGAGATTTAAAGGTGTGCGTGTCGATACCGAATCCGCTCATAAATTGAAACAACAATTAAGTGAACAAGAAAAAAAATTATTACAAGAAGTAACAAAAGAGACAGGAGAAGAATGTCAAATATGGGCTGCACGAAGTATTGCCAAAGTTTTTGACAAACTAAAACTACCTTATGAAAGAACTGAGAAAACACAGGCACCATCATTTACTAAAAACTTTCTGTCTAATCATGAACATCCTTTAGTTAAAAAGATAGCAAAAGTTAGAGAAATAAACAAGGCACATACAACTTTTATAGACACTATAATAAAATATGAACATAAAGGTAGAATACATGCTGATATTAACCAAATAAGATCTGACCAAGGTGGTACAGTTACCGGTAGATTTTCGTATTCTAATCCAAATTTACAACAAATTCCTGCTCGTAACAAAGACTTAGGTCCTTTGATTCGATCCCTTTTTATACCAGAATCAGGTTGCGAGTGGGGATGTTTTGACTACAGTCAACAAGAACCAAGACTTGTAGTTCATTATGCATCCCTAGATCAAGACACAAGTGTGTTTGGTGTTAAAGAGGCATACGAAGATGGAGATGCAGATTTTCATACTATTGTTGCTAAGATGGCAGATATACCTAGAACAGCAGCTAAAACAATTAACCTTGGTTTATTTTATGGTATGGGTAAAACAAAATTACAAGCAGAGTTAGGCGTTAGTAAAGAAAAAGCAGAAGAACTTTTTAATATTTATCATGACAGAGTACCGTTTGTTAAATCTTTAATGAAATCTGTATCTAATAGAGCACAGCAACGTGGACAAATAAGAACATTACTTGGCAGATTGTGTAGGTTTCATTTATGGGAGCCAAATACTTTTGGTATGCACAAAGCATTACCGTTTGAACAAGCTGTCCAGGAACATGGACCAGGAATCAAGCGTGCTTACACTTACAAAGCATTAAATAAATTAATACAAGGATCGGCTGCTGACATGACAAAAAAATCTATGTTAGATTTATACAAGGAAGGCATTGTAGCGCACATACAAATACATGATGAATTGGATGTTTCTGTAGAATCTCCAAAGCAAGCTAAAAAAATTGTTGAGATTATGGAAAATGCTGTTAAGTTAGAAATCCCAAACAAAGTAGACTATGAATCTGGCAAAAATTGGGGAACAATAAATGACTAATTATGGCTTACTTAAACGCAAACATTCCAGTAGAATACGCACAAATAAAAAGAGAGTATCTTTATGATCTTAGAAAACATCATGGCGAAGTTGAAGATTGTAT